TCACGTATATTTGTGCGCTTCTGTCTATATATGATATATGCTTTAGCTTCAGCTGCATAATTGAATTCAAGTAAAGTAAGTTCAACTATATCTTGTATATATTCTACAGTTATAGGTTTATCACCATGCACTTCTTGTAACTGATTTACAACTTCTTTTGTCAACGAGGATGGAATAACTTCATCAAGTTCAATGTCTGGATTCACCTCTATAAAAGCTTTACTAATAGCTGTTGCAATTCGTTGTGGATCAAACTTAACCTTTCTACCATCACGCTTATGAACTTTCTTTATCATATTATGTACCTCCAAATATGCTAGAATCGATTACTAAAAGCAGCTATGAATTGATCTTTTGTGCAACTATTTGGGTCCTCCCCTTCAGGTAATTCCATTGAACTCACAACACTAACATCGTTAATTCTACGTTTAATTCTCTTTACTGCACGTTTTCCTGCATCATCTGCGTCCATACATACAATAATCTCCCTGATACCTAATCTACGAAGTTGTTCTAATTGAAAATCAGTACCAGTACCATATAAAGCTACAGCAGGGTAACCATATACTATACAAGTTAAACAATCTATGATAGCTTCCGTTACAATTAATTGTTTTGTATTTTTAGGTAATTGATATAATCCATATAATACCTTTTGTAAACCTTCGGGCATTGAAAAGAACTTAGTTGATATCGCTCTACGATATATGTATAATACATTTCCAAACTCATCATGTATCGGAAATGTTAAACAAGGTGTCACTAATTTACGCGTACCTGATACCCAATTTGCATCAAATCCTATATCATACTTCTCTATCACTGTATCAGTTAATTTTCTTTCATACATATAAGGTACAGTAAATCTATATTTAGCTAACTCCTCTTCTGAGATAAACGTAATTTTATCCCCTTGTAATGACTTAATATGAGCAATCGCATCTTGTGTTTGCCACTGGTTGATGATTGCTGAAGATATATCTTCAGGTATAAGAAAATCAAATAAAGATGAAGACTCGAAACCAGGTATATTCTCTTCAAGCCAATTGATACCTGTCCTCGAAATATTACGAATCTTAAGCAAGTCTTCAACCAAATCGGGTAAAGCTTTAACATACTTACATGTAAAGCAATAACACCAACCTGTAGGATATCTCTTACCATGCCTTACCTCTTCTTTGATGAGTATGCCGAATGATGCTTTCTTCTCTTGACCTTCATTATGAAAAGGACAATATATTGAATAGTAAGAATTAATAATTCTATTAGCTCGTATATAACCTAATTCATCAAGTTTCTCAACTACAGAAATTACATCTATCATATCTAAAACTCCACATCTGAATCATCTTCTAGTATAATGTTATTACCTGTAACGACTGAAGGAGGTGGAGGCATACCTTCAGGTATATAGCCGCTAGGCCTTAACATATTAGATGGAGGTGTAATTACTGTATCAATAAGATCCCCCTCTTCACCAGGGATAAATTGCATATTGCCTGTATTGATGTCCCAAGAATAAGAAAGTTCAGGTTTCTGATTTGAAGCTGTTCTTGATTTTTCAAGCCTTATATCAAGTACAGATTTTTCAAATATTTGCCGCATTGCAAACACCTGTGTAGCAATACGTGCAGGATGGTCACTACCTTCAACATTATATATGTTAGGGAACGGTAAACCTTTTTCATCTTTACTTTCTTTTGTTTCCCTATTCGCCTGCATAACTGCAACCACTGCACAACTATATTGTTTACTAGATCTCAGAAGATCTGTAAATATATTCTTGTACTTAATATGATCTACAGTTGCTTTCTGTACGTCCGACATATAAGATATACCGTCTACTATCAGTAGTTTTATTCTATGTTTCTGTATTAATGTATTCAATGCATGAACATTTACTTCACCACTAGGTACATCTTTATCTTCTAATATGAAAGCACTTGTCTCATCTTTCATAAGTGTCTGTATATACTTATTATACTCTTCATCATAATTACCTTGATGTAATTTACTGTTTTGGAAATGTGCCCTCCAAGTATCAAACCTTGTTCCAAGAAAAGCACCTTGCATTTCTGGGGAATAATATAATGTATTGAAACCGTTTGATTGAGCTGATTCTAATATTTTCATTGCAACCCAAGATTTACCTGTGTTAGTTCTTGCAAGAAGAAGCAATAACTCTTCAACAGTAGATAAACCACCATACATTAGTTTATCTATTTCAGGAAATCCTGTGGGTATACGAGCTTGTTTACTGAACTCAATAATTTGCTGTGCACGTTTCTCTGCATCTTTTATCAAATCTAAAGGTTGATTAGCATTCAGTAATTCGGCTTTATCACATTGCTTTCTTACATATTGCCAAACGTCAACAACATCACCTGTACCTAAATCTTTTAATGTATTGAATGTTTCAACAAAAATGATGTGCTGCTTATTTTTCTTTATCTCTTCTATAAGATATGTAATTGGCTCATTTACTTGAATTAATGTTGTGTCAGGAAACTGTGCTAAGAATGTAAATGTATCTGGTATGCTTTGATATTTTAGATTATGTTGAAATATGAATTGTATTTGAGGTTTATATATTGAATAATAAGACTCATCAAAATTTAGCAATACAATAACATCTTCTGGTGTATCTGTGGTTAAGATTTTAGAGATCATTTGAAGTTCTATTGATTGAAGAGCCACTTAACCACCTGCCCTTCAAATTTCATTTGCATCACAGAGAAGAAGCTACCGCTTCCAATCAATGAGTTCAGTCCAGGTGTAACTATTATTGTAGTTAATCCTTCACTCCTTCTATCCTGAACTATATTAAGAAGCGTCTGTGCTTGAAAATCTTTGAATTGTACGAAATCAAGATTTGAAATGATGAGAACTTTTGATGTTTGTGCCCATATTTGTTCATATTCAAGATTAGAAGATGGATTCTTCTGATTCCAACTTTTCTGAGTAGACTCTATGAATTTGGAAAATTTCAAATTGTATACACTGCAACTTAACCTACTACCTTTCCAATTATCACAGATAGCAAGATAAGTTAAAATATTAGAAACAGAGTTTGTATCACCGTCTGTAGTAACTACTTTTAAGGAACCCTCTGCGTCAGATAATATACGTCTACCCTTATCGATACACCTTTGATCAAGATTGAATACTGGATTTTTCTGTGTAATACCGTTACGTTCTAATAGATATGTAGTCTCAGTGTATATTGGACATGACTTATCACAAATTTGTTCAGTACAGTGTGGTGCAAAGATACAATTTAACATTACACCACACCCGCTTTCCTAAGAATAGGATTTCGTGAACGTTTATACTCAACACGAGATATGACACATTGTTTAGCATACTCAGCTACATCATTGTAACCTAACTTTTTATAACTATCAGTTGAAGTAAATAGAATTAGAAACGGGCCTAATGTTCCAAACATTGGATATTTATGTAATATATCTTTATGGTCTCTCTCAAGTAAATAACGCCTAACTACATACTCTTTAATGAATTCAGCACTCTTCGGCATTTGATTACTTTCAGGTAAATTATCCCAATAACTTAATGTATCATGTAGTTCACCGTCGACTTCTATATGTTGATAGAAATTAACAATATCTCCATTAACATTACGAAGTAACTTAAACCAATGAGGGTACCTTATGATATTATCCTTTACTTGTTTAGGACTGAAACCAACAACAGGTATAATAATACCTAAATCTTCATCAAAAGTTAAACCTGCTACCTCATTATACATAGCTGCAGGCCTTGTTTTTATAGAACAATTTGGATACAACTTCATTAGATCTGAAGTTGTCATTCTATTAATATCGGTTGTTACAGATATTTGATTCTGTATTACAGGTACCTCAGGTAGAGATGTGTATATTACATATTGACTATTATCTATCACTTGCTGAAACCATGGACGATTTACATCAAATTGAGGTATAGTAGGTGGTCGTATATATAAATGATCTTTAGGTGTATCCTCCTTAATCTTTGCAGTTTTGAATAATGGAGTAGCAGGCTTACCTATAGGTACAGACACAGTATCGTTTGCAGAAGATTCAACAATTACTGTACTCTGAATAGGTGAACGATCAATTTTGTCAAGATTATCAATATCCCATGTAATGGTAGTTTGTTTAATATATAGATCTTTGAGTTTCTTCTCACAAACAGATGAATCAAGGAACTGAATGTTTTCAAGAGGATTATCAACTGACCAGTCACTAGGAAGCGTATCACCATCAATGATATAATATGAAATTGTATTTAGAAGTTTAATAACTTTATTTTTATAACTATTTCTATTTTCGAAATTATCGATAACATATGTTATAATAGAAGCATGAAGTGTAGATAGCTCACCTCTAACTTCTCTTGGATAATTAAGTTTGTCAGTAAGTTGTGAAAAATTTATCATCTGAAGTGATACCTCCTTCCTAGATTAATCTGTATTGATCAAGTATACGTGAATCAATTTTATAATTAACATATGGGTCTAGTACATCAATGTCAAGATCATTAACCATTTCCATGATTCTATCATCGTCAGGATAAACATTATTATAAGGTTCAATGCTACATAATTCATTGAACCCATTATCTAATAAAATATCCCATAAAACTACACTAGTAACATTAGCATAAACCTTGTCCATGTTCTTTTCAACTTGGAACACCTCATAAGGTGCAATCCATGTGTTACTACGAGGAGAGATACTTAATTGATCAACCCATGTATTGAATTCGCTGAGAAATTTATCAAGATTACCTTGTTCATGATAATACCCGAATACAATAACTAGATTATAGATTATTCTTTTTATACGATGAACACAATAGTTAAATGTAGGGGCTTGTTTATACTTCTTGATTATTCTTGCCTCATACCATCTCCAAATAAGTGATGCACACTCATTAGCGATTGAACTTGGAAGAACTGTTTTTGCTGTGGCTTCAAGAATACGATTATAATTTTTAAGGATGTTTATGAAATCAGATTTAGGTATATCTTGATAATCCTCAACAAATGCTTCAGGAGACTGACTCTCATATGTTGTTAGAGATAAGGCAGGATCCGTACTAATATGAATCTGATTCAAACTACGTACAAAAGTTTGAAATTGATCATTAGTAACATAACCTGAATCATCAAAAGTATCAAATTCAGATGCAAGATAATCAGTCTGCAATATCTGAGATAATTTTTTTATATTACTTACCATATGCTGAGCAACCTCAGCATATCTATTATTAGTAGATGAATATCTTGTTTTACCTGAAGAGATTTCAGCATCAAGAGCTTCACCCATTTTTATAGCATATTTTAGCATTCCAAAGGTATCCACATACATCCTCCTTTCGTGTGAAAACTAAAAAATCACGGGTACTAGTTTTGCGCTGTACTGCCCGGCGGGGCTGACAACTGACTTGCGGGGTCAATCATCTGACAGCACAAAACCACTACCCGCAATAAGTGATTGTCTGAAAGTAACTCAGAGATAATAATTATGTAATCAGCAATAGCTGATATTGTATATGGCAAAATACCTATAACCCTATCTATGTAACAGAAGTCTCAGGCTTGATATTAACATGTATGTACCTCCTTCGTCATGAATAACGAAATTAAAAATACAAAAATTGTCAATGTTATAAAAAATCTTTTGAACTTAATTTTTAAGAAAATTGACTTATTTTATGTTTTTATATTTATATATTTATCTCTTATATATATTTATATGTACTGCAATTCAGTCGAATTTAGGTTGATTGAAGTATACAACTTGCAATTTTCACCGTTGATTTAGTTATAATATATCAGATTAACTTGAACCATACTTAACTTTAATTCGATTACAATTCAGTCGAATTTAGGTTGATTGATTCAAAACATTTCTAAGAATACGATACTATCTCTTACATCATATACTCTGACACTATATTGATGTTCATATAACAATTTTGCATTATTTCCTTGACTATGTTGGTACTTAATTGCTGTTGTCTGTATATCTATTTCAGGCTCATCAAAGAGATATGTTAATGCAATATTCTGTGTACCCCACTTAGCTAAGCATTCATACAGTGTGATTATTCTATACTGATCTGTATTAGGTATAGATATTTTTCTACGAAGTTTTCTCATACTAAATTTCCTTAAATAGTTCAGGTCTCAATTTACTTAAAATTGAGTAATTATGCCATATCTTGTATCTATGCCCATTTAGCAATTCACCGCCATATGCAGCTCGTTCAAGTTGAGATTGAGTTACATTTAATCTAATAGCAGTAGCTCTTAGTCCAAAATAAAACTCACCTGTATCAATACATTCAATGATCTTGCCTTTGTAACCTGGTGGCTTCTTCATAATTCCACTAGCTATTGCTTCTTTTGCGCATTCACTATTGGTTTGATATTTCAAGTTAGTTGCGTCGTTGTGTTTTTTATTACCATCATTATGTATAATCAATCTCTTATTACCTGGATTAGGTAGAAACGCTTCGGCAACAAGTACATGTATAAATAGACCTCTACCATTATAATGTATACCGAGATAATCTTGATTCATCTGTATAGGTTCGATTAATCTTGCTACACGTATAGGTGTCATTTTTTCATCTAGTAAAAATCTATGTTCAATTGCTCGTACTCTACCTTTTGAAGATACTTGTAGTTCATTAGGGAAACCTTTTACATCTCTCCAAATAGCGTATTCACTACTCATATAAGTCCTCCTAATATTGCTTCTTTGATATTAATAACGAATCAAATACACAATATACTAGATGATTATTGTAAGTTATATAAGGTTATATTTGTTATTACTAGAATAATAAAATACGTAATATTAAATTAATCTTCTTAAAGTTATACCTACCTTATACGTCTAATGCATCTTAGGTAGCATCGTTGCAATGTTATTTGTAGTGTCTTTATACTTCATATGATGTAGATATCTTTAAACATAAAATGACTGCGTCATCGTATGACAACGCAGTCTATATAATAAAAGCAGCAGGTAGATCTAGAAGCTGCTTTTACGCTTATGCTACAAGCCTACGCTCAACTTTCTTATATTTGCTCCAAGTGTGATGAGTACCAAAACCGGGAGCAGTCTGCAAACGCTTCTCTACATCGATACCGGTACTAGCAGATGGATAATAATGCTGTACGAAATCAAGTAAAGCATTTGTTGTCTGATACAGTGTACCGGCGTAATTAGCAAGATCATCTGCACCCATACATTTAGT